CTGTATCAGTTGCGGCGACGCCCCGCCATATCAGCCCATCGGCAGTCGTCTGTTCTCCAAGCGTTATCTTTTGATTGCCATTGCTCGGATATTGTGCCAATGCAAGGCAAGGCAAAAGGAAGAGGAAAAGGGAAAGGAGTTGTTTCATGTTTTTGTTTTTTAGTTTGCTTGTTTTTATAAATTTAAAACAAATACTGTAAATTGACCAGAAGCAGGATTTATAGAACCACTACTATAATTATTAAATCTTATTTTAACTGTATTAGCACTTGAAACCCATGCAGTATAATTAGTATTTGCAGGCGCTGAACCATCGGGAATAGCTAACATTACTGGATGAGATACAGCCGCTCCTGTATATGAAACCGTTATATCGCTTGAGCTTTGCGCGCTTGTATTTGGAAAATCTAATGTAGCTAACACAAAACCTCCTAAATTTAATGTTCCGCTTGATAAATTTAAACCACTACCTAAAGCTATTTCACCTATAGCATTACTACTATTTACACCAATTATATGAGTTAAGGATGAAGTTGTTGTCATTGTACCTACACTTGCACCGCCTGTCAATGTACTAAATCCAGTAATATTTAAAGCTGAACTACCATTAATATCTCCTGCAAATGTTTTAGTACCTCCAAATGTTTGAGTAGATGCAGTTACTACACCTGTTGTAGATACTCCAGCGTTAGCTATTGTGATATTAGGAGTAGTACCTCCGCTTGATGAAATAGGTAATGAGCCTGTAACGCTTGTTACCGTTCCATTTCCATTACCTGTGCCTGCTCCAATAGCCGTTCTAAAATCTGCTGCACTTAAAGCACTTACAGTGTTATCCGCGTTAAACCTTGGAAATGTTACAGCAGAAGGATTGGTTAAAGTAAACATACTTTGTCCTATAGTTGTACCTCCTAAATCGCTTCGCATTCCATCTGCTGCTCTTTGACTTACAGTATTATCTGCATTATATCTTAAAAATGATATTGCTCCTATGTCTGTCAATAAAAAGGTATTAGCACCTCTCACCGTTGCGCCTAATGCAGTCCTTGCACCAGATGGAGATGTTGCGCCTGTGCCTCCGTTTGTTAATGCTAATGTGCCACCCAAAGTAATTGCTCCAGATGTGGCAGTTGAAGGAGTTAAACCTGTTGAAGCTGCAGAAAAGGTTGTCACACCTGTTGACGATGTTAAATAGGTTGAATTATCATAAGATATACTTGTTCCACTTGCTTTTACAAAGCCTGTGCCGCTTAACTGTGGTTGTTTATTATTAAAAGTAGTCCAATCCGTTGACGTTAAATAACCATTTCTTGCACTTGTTGCACTTAACAATTCAATGACTGGAGTAGTAGTTGTATTTGTAATAGATAATGGATTGCCTGCTGTTCCGGATACAGTAACACTTGTAACCGTGCCCCCTCCAATAGCACTCCTAAACGATGCTGCCGACAATGCCGAAACACTGTTATCCGCGTTAAACTGTGGGAAGGTAATAGCAGAAGGATTAGTTAAAGTAAACATTGACTGTCCAATAGTCGTACCTCCTAAACTTGTGCGCCCTGTCGCTGCTACTAAACCTGTGCTACCTCCATCCCATTTTAATCTATCTGTAAATGCAGTATTCCAATTACTTGAATTATTTGTAATCGATGTTGTCCATGTTGTGCCTGTGGATAGGGCTATGCCTGCCTCTGGATAAATTGGATTGCCTTGCCCGGAAGAAACAGAGCCAATGCCACTAACTGTGACTAAGGTATAATTTTCGCCAAGTTTAAAAGATGTGGCTGCTACCTTAACCTTGTTTGTGTCAATAACGGAAAACTGGTCATTAAGGAGTAATTGCCCATTGCGGAATAACAAAATAAACTGTCTTAACTGTATAGGAAATTTAGGGAGTATAGTAAATACTAAAGTGTCACTTGTAACATTTTCGTATTCCTGTTTAATTATTTTTATCGTATCTCCTCCTATTTCAACCGCCACAATGCTATCTCGCACAAAGTCATAGACCGTGGAAGTGTCAACTGTTAGTGTGCCAGTTGTTGTTATCGGCCCACCAAGTAATCCGTAACCACTACTTACACTGGTAACTGTGCCACTGCCTCCAGTGTACTGTGGAATGTTTAAAGTATCACCACTTAATGTAGAAGCTCCGCTGCTTCCTGTAGTAGTTAATGTAATATTGTTTTGTTTAGTCGCAAACCTTGTAGTAAGATTTAATAAAGTAGTATCTGTTAACTCCATTAATACAGATAAGTCTGCGGAGACTGTGCCAGTGGTTGTAATAGGATTTGGTGATACTGTAATGCCAGTGCCTCCAGATATTGAGGTAAGAGATCCGCTGCCACTTCCACCTCCACCACCGCCACGAGGTAAAATGACTGTATAATTTTCTCCTAACTTATAAGCAGTCGCACCGATAACAACAGAGGCATTAGTAGGTACAGTGTATTGGCTTGGCAAAAGTATTTGACCATTCCTATATACTTGTAAAGATGTTGTATCATTCACTACTAAAGTATCTGTTTGCGTCCAGGTTAAAGTGCTTGAAGATACATTTCTAAAATCTTGCCTTGCATAAAATCTTCCACTCGTATCTGCGTAAGCTTTTGTTGCGTAGTTGGCTAACATTGCAGAGGTATCGCTTACTAAAAGTGCGGCTGTTGTATCTCTCCATAATCCACCAGAATAATATAAACTTGATTTTTCAACCGGTGAAGAAATAGCCACGTTGTGCAATTCGTTTAAACTATAACCCGATGCCACACGAATTGAAATTGTACCATTGTTTGAAGATGAATTTATACAAAAGCCAATAGGCATATCAATGTTTGGTGCAACTGGCTCAATATCTGTCCAAACACCAGCAGTAGTTGGCGAAGGATAAAGAATAGCACCATCAGCAAAGGTATCAGTGTTAACTTGCCTTATCTTGCCAAAGGAAATAACATAGCCATCTTCTCCATTAGTTAAATCGTGTGCGGTTATTCCTAATAGCAATTTTGCATCTATTGATCCATTTGCTATAAATTTTGATACCAATATTCTACCACTTGCTCCTACTGTACCACTTGCGTAAACAAGGCTATTTTTTGCAATGGTTGAGCCTGTTTGATTCTTGACAAGCCAAAAGTTTTTAAAACCTAATTCATTTGGAACTTGGTCATACATTCCCAAAACCACTGTACCTAATTCCGAATCCCATCGCATTTTAGCCGTGTCCACATTGTTAGGTGAAACACTTGTATCAAAAAATAAAGAGTCAACAGGCTGCGTAAATGAGCCGCCACCTACTAAAGATGCCCAGACACCTTGTTTCCAAACATATATACTTCCTGTTACACTATCTAAGACTAAATAGGCTTTTACATTCTTATCTGCATAGCTTGTAGGCTTTGTTATAGTGTCTGTTGCTAAACCTCTCCACACTAACCCATTTCCAGTAGTCTGAAAACCTAATCTTTGTTTATTGCCTGTGATTGGGTAGGGAATAGAATCTATGGAGGCATAAGATATTCCTGCTACCAATAAAAAAGCAATTACAAGTCCTTGCCGTTTGTTGCCTACTTTGTTAATAGCTTTGCCAATAAACTTGCGCCCAATGCCCATTATTAATTCATTGGCTAAAACCTTGGCAATGTTTCCAACGGCTTTTAAAAACTTTCTTTCTTTCTTTGGTGCTTTTATCTCTTCCATTATATTATGTTTATTGCAAAGACAATATAATTACTGCCATCGTAATGTGTGTTAGAATCTATGGTAATAGTAGCAGGTGCCGTTATACTATATTGACTATCTATTAATTTCTGACCATTCTGGTAAACATGAATAGCAGCATTTAAATTAGTAACTGGCAAGACTCCATTATTTTGAGTCCAGGTTAAAACATTGGATGAAGATGCAAGAAATTCTTGATTAAATATTGAAACGGCAGAGCCATTTACTGTAACATTATTTATTGTTTCTGTAACATTGTTGTTAACCACTCCACCACTGCCTGCGTTATTAGCAACTTCGGCAAAATCTCGAGGTTTCGATAAAACTGTTCTTTCAGTGTAATTAGGCATCCAATTCTATTTTAAAGTAATCACCTTGCCAAATCTCTGTTTTTAAATCAAAACTACCTCTTTCAAAAACGTAGTATCCGGATGAATATTCTATCACCTTGTGAGGAAGGTAAGGATTGTCAACTGATAAATTTTGAAATGGCATATCAACCATCCGGAGCTTTGGTGTAAGTTGTCCTCGTATAACTTCGTTTACTAATAATTGTGTGACATTGTTAAAGCCTGATCCGCTGCTGACATCCCATGAGCTGCTATTTTCATAGGTGCCAGATTCTAAAACTTTTAATCCTCCATCAGTTGTTTTACTTGGCCCATCACCAAGGTATGTGTCAAGGCTAAATATAGTAGATGATTTATCGTCATTGTCAGAGCCATATTCAAGGATATCACTTTGCCCGGAGATAGCACCAGTAGGAAGAAATTCAAGATAATTACTGCTTAATAAATATGATATACTAAAATTACCAGATACATTTGTTCCTGCCTCATTGCGCATAGATTTTAATCGCATCTCCCATATATACTCCGCACTCTCTGGAATATCTAAGGTATCAAATGTTATAGTTTTATAAGCAACAAAAGCAGCATCTGATGTTATTGTTTCCGTATTAAATTCATATTCGTAAAATGTATTTTCCCAACTTGCAGGTTCTAATATAAAATTAAAACCATTAGTGTATGTTACATTTCTTTTTAAATACTTATTTTCTTGTTTTACCTGTAATGATTTTATTTTGCCAGTAAAACCTGGAGATGATAAACTATCTAATTGTAATGTATTGGTGTTAGTTGATATAATTACATAGTCGTAATCACCACTTTCTGTAATTGTTTTTGTAACACCACCTAAACGTAATCTAAGTGTACCACTATTTTCAATATCAACTTTTATTTTAACATAATACTTTCTACCAGATGTAACTGTAAAAGTAGTGTAGTATGCTACCGTTGCTATTATTGTACCTTCAAGTATTCCATTGTTAATAAACCATCCACTGCCCAATGTCCAGTTAGCATCAGCAAAACCTTGCAATGGAAAGCTATTAATTATAGATGCTACCTTTACTGCAAAGACAAATTGAAAAGGCTCAAAGTTTACAGGATTTAAAGCCTGGGCATAAAAGCCAAGTATTCCTGTGTATGATAATCTTGCATCTGCATTTGTAGCGTCTAATGTCGGAGTAATTGTTGTTATTGGTGTGGCATTAGTAGCATAGTTATATTCTACTCCGGCTAATAAGTTTTGTTTAGCAAAGTGATTGTATCTAACAACTACATTTTTTAGTGCAGGATAATATGTCCATTTACCTCCGCTTAATCTTATTAAATCACTACTTGGCAAATTAGTCTGTACATTAGACATAGTAAAATCAAAAGTAAATGTACCAGATGCCTGTACGCCTAATGCGCTATACTTAAAATATCTGTGAGCTGAAGGATTTCTTGCGTATTCATTAACTTGTATAAACCAATATTGATTACCAGAAAATATTAATCTTGCGCCAAAGGTTTGACATATCTTTTTTAAAACATCGTAGCAACTTTGATATATGTAGTTGTTTTTTGTATCCTTATGATAAAATGCCCTATGTTGTATTACTGTCAATAATGCGTAATCACTTGCAGCATTATAAGCCGTTGTATTTTCATGCCAATTAAATACTGTATGCAATACTGGCAAACTATTTGCCACCAATTCACTCTGTACAAAATCTAATTGATTAAGGCAGTTTAAAATATGTTGTACTACAGTATCTTGCCCATTATAGGGCCCAACTGCGCTTTTGTAATCCAATGTTTTTAGCCAACCTAAACCATCAATGGCAGATATTTGAGCAACATAACCAATCGACAAAGGAATGTCTTCAAATTGAACTAAATCTGTAACTATATAACCATACCAATTAAATGATACTGTTGTATTGTCATCTTCGTAGGCAGTTAAATCCATTGTAAACCTACCCTCCACTGCTAATCCAATATCCAGAAGTAAAGTCTGTAAATCGTTATTATTTATAAGTAATGATAAATTGCATGATGATCCGATAATAGGAGTAAATCTTTCAGCTCCTTGTTGGCTTTCGCTATCGTATTGTAATGACAGGCTAATAGTATCAAATGAATATGTCATGCCCGAAAAGACATTGTCTTTTATGGCAACATTAATCTTTCTACCTTTCTCATTATATACAGTCGTTTCAAACCTTACAGCCATTATTGTATTCTGCTAAGACCCTTTTGAGACCTATTTAACAATATAATTAAATCATTTCCGCTTATCCTTGTTTCCAATACTCCTCCCATGCCCACATCTCCCATCATGCTTTTTAACTTTGATAAAGGTGCAATAACTTCCGGGTCAACTCGCGCGTTTCGGTTATCCCCTACGGTTGCCATTGTAGGCCCAAACGCTAAAGCTCCTTCTGCTAACTTTGGAGCGCCAATCTTCATTATTAATGATTTTGCTACACCTCCAGCAGCAGCAGCAATAGCAGGAGCAATAGCTACCATAAAAGGTGATAATGGTAAAGATGCTAATGCTTTTGCTACATACATTCTAATAAAATTAGCAATTATATCAGCAATGCTTTTTCGTACAGCTGCTGCAAGTTCTTTCATACTTTCAAATCCACTTGCTGCTAATTCACCAAAACTTAATATACTTGCAGCAATAATTTGTTGACCTTGTCCTAATGAATCATATGCACTTTTTGCCACTGGCGTAATTTTAGTAAAAGAGTTAGCTACATCTTCATTTGTTTGTTTTAATCTTTCATTTGCAGCTGATATACTTTCTAATTTATCTGGAAGTAAATCTAATGTCGGTAAAATTCCTATAACACCTAAACCTGCACCCATTGAGGCAGCAGAACCTGGTCCACTTCCACCTCCACCTGTTGGAGTAGTAGCACTTGGTTCTGTTGGCATAGTTGGTGCAGTAATACCACCACCGCCACCAGTTGCTTTTGCACCAGTGGTAAATAATGAGGCAAGTTTGCCTTTTAAACTATCAACAGTATCTCCAATACTTTTAAACTCTGTAGCTACTATTCTTTGTTCTTTTTGATACGATGTTAATCCATCAAGATTAAATAGATTTAAACCTAATGCTTTTTGTAAATAGTCAATATTTTTTAAAACATTAGCTACTCCTTCCATTACGGAGTTTTTAATGTTTATCCAAATGTTTTTAAAGTTGTCGCTAAATGCTTTCCAGTTGTCATAAACATACAATGCAATAGCACCAATAGCAGCAATGGATGCAGTTACTACTAAAATCATTGGATTGGCAGCTAAATAGCTAAATGCTTTACTTATATTTCCTATTGCTTGTACTATTAATTTTGAGGCTCCGGCTAAAGCACCGTATGTGCTAATTAACTTTCCAACTATAAATATAATCGGCCCGATAGATGCAGCCACTAAAGCAGCCTTAACTATAAAGCCTTGTGTCTCTGGATTAAGAGCTTTAAATCCATCTACTAATCCTTGTATATATTTACTTAAACTTTCTGCAACTGCTTGTAAATTTAATGACTCATTTATAGCCTTGCCAAATTCTGCTAAAGACGCAGTAACATTATCTTTTAAATTATCAAATGTATTACCTAATCCACCTTGCGCCCTTTCTAACTTTGCTAATGCAGATACAGAACGTGTTATAAATTCTTCACTACTTACACCTATTGCCCGTATTCCTTCCGCAGTCACCGTTCCAAATTCCTCTTTCATCACTCTGGCAAACTCCGGTAGCCTTTCTTTTATCTGATTAAGGTCTTCCTGTGTAACTTTACCAACCGCGCTTATCTGACTTAAAGCTAATGTAACTCCGCTAAACTGTTCTGCACCTCCTCCCGATCTCGCTACGGCATTACCAAACTGTGTTATAGTTTCCCTTGCAGCATCAGCAGACATTCCTACACTTTGCAACGAGGCAGATGCCTGTACAACTTGCGGCAAAGCAAGACCAGGATTCTCGGCAACTTTACGCAATTTATCCAACTCTTCCTTTGCTCCTTCACTTGTACCCATAATGGCAATCAATCCATTCTCCAACTTCTCCATATCAGCAAATGCTTTCAATGAAGCTGCACCAACACCAAGCAATGGCAAAGTAATAGACTGCGTCATTGTACTACCGATGTTTTGCATCTGTGAGCCAAACCTTGCCATACTACGCTCAACCTTGCCAAGTTCTTTCTCAAGGTTACTTACATCAATGCCAAGTTTTAAATTCAGTTTACCTAATGCCATTATTACTCTTTATCCCATTTCTCAAAAATTGACTTGTCAACTTCTGATAAACTTCTTTTAATTGGTTTTAAATTATCTGTCTCCCAAGGAAACTCAATTAAATCTTTAGGTTTAATTGATTTGCCTTTTGCCGTATGAACATTTAATAAAAGTGTTGTTTGCCACCTGGCTCTTTCCCACTCAAATTGCTGCTCTATTTCAAATTGATTATTATAACCTTGCATGGCTATGATAACCTCTCTCAATGTCATTTCATAGTATTGCGGAGGATGGAATCTAAGGACTCCAAAACAAAATCTTTCGATGTAGTCAAGTGTTAACTCACCTCCTCCGCTATCTCGTTTTTTCTTTCCGGATCTTCTGGCACTGAAATCTCATTTGTTATCAGCTCCGTTATCCTGTTTATTCCTCCCCTGTCTAAATCTACTAAGTCGCAAAACTTTTCTAAGGTATATGGGCACTTCTCTCCCTTTGCCTTGTAACCTGCCTGTACACCTGCAAAGGCAAGTTCAAGAGCAAATAGGAGGTCTTCGCCAAGTTGGGAGAGGTCGCTAAGTTTTAGATTCCTCTCCCGTAAAAATGTACCTAAAACGAACATACCAAATTTAACTGGTATGTCCGCATTAGCTATTTTTATTGTTTTCATTTTAGGTAATTTTTATTATGCTTTTGTTGTCTTCACGATTGCACCTGTCACCTCAAAGGATGCAGAGTAGCTTGTATTCTCTTCTACGGCTGCATTAAGGTCTAATGATGTACAGATAGCAGACATCGTAAACACGTTGTCACCTTGAACATCAGTAGTAAACTTAATAGTTAGCGCAGTACCACTAATTAAATCGGTAAAGAGATCATCAAACAAGTAGTTGGTAGATGAATCACCAGGACCGGCATATAATGCCTCTGTTGACAGTGTGCCAGATAATTGACCTTTCTTTACTTCCCTCCATCCTCCAGCTGCTGAATCTTTTGTTAAGATTTCACGCATAGCTGCAGAAATGTTCATTTGGCAGGATGTTGCGTAACCGATAGCAGTGCTATCTTTGTATAGTCGCATCAACGTACCATTAATAATTCCAGTTGTTGCCATAATATTATTTTTTAGCTTTTGACAAATCTATATTAACATCTATTTTTTCCAATTCATTCTCATGCTCAAAATACTCCATAGGCATTGGCACAGGAATATAAATAGGTTGCGGTGCCTCTTGCACTTTCTTCTCTGGCATCTGCTCTACTACAAAATCATCGTCAAGATGCTCTGCAATGCCATCTGCAACAAGCTGCGCTCCAAAGTCGGAAAGAAAAACACCTGTTGCGCCTACTGGCTTGCCGTTCCACGTTTTTATTAATCTTAACTTCATAATTATCGTTTCATTCTTGCCATAAAATCAATACTCATCCAATAAACATTTAAATCAGCATTGTATGCTTGTGAATCAGATGACATATACTTAACTGTCTGCACACTAATATCATTTACTGTACCTACAAATCTGTCTAATCTATTTCTTATAGAGTTAGATAAACTTTGTGTAGTGTCATAGTTGTTTGTATAAACATCTACTTGAAAACTAACTTCTTCAAGATTACTTTGACCATCTTTAAAATCAACTGCAACACTATTAATAATTGTGTAAACACAAAAAGGATAGGTAACATTTTGAGGAGCAATATCTGGAAAAATGCGTAATCCGCAAACACCAGTAACTGCCACATCAGTTGATAGTCTCCCATATATTACTTTACCTATCATAATACTTGCCAAAATTTTTTAGGTCTCTCCTGCATAATGAAAATGCATTCATTACGCATGGTTTTAATTACTTTTTCTCTACTTAAATTTCTTGCTTGTACTACTATCTTATTATACCAGGCTCTTGTGCTTCCAAAAACCATGTGAGCATAAAAGCCATTTGTTCCTTCGCTACTATTTATACCTTTATTCATTGTACCTCTTTTGTACAATGGGCCTACAGCTCCGACTGCATATCTATATGATTTAAGATTTTTAGATAAATCAATAATTGACTTTCTTAAATTACCTGGTTGTACAGTCATAGATGCGCGATCATCTTCTGCCCATCCTTTCATTTTTTTATTACTAAAAGGATTGGTACTAATACGGTGAGGCTTACTACTCACCGGAACTAATGACTTATAAATTTGTAATGCAATAGGAGTAGCTGAATCTATTACTCTACTTCTTTCTTTAACTGTACATTGCTCCATTAACTCTGCAAATTCAATCACCGCATCTGCTAAACCTACCACTCTTAATGACATACCTTGGAAACTCCTTCTACCTGCGTAGTTAGACTTCTGAAGGTCTTTAAGGTGATTTATTTGTTTAGCTGATAAATATCCCATTACACATAGTTTTGAGCAAATGAACAAAATAAATGTAAATACATATTGTCTTCACTTATCTGGAGATTCTCTATTTGGTAGTATTTGTCCATCCAGATAATTCTTTGTTGCTCGTTTATGTCTGTCCTATTTCGACAGGTAACTCTCACCTGGCTTAATGCTGTTATCTTGCCACCTTCTACCTCCTCCTTGTTTACTCCTTTATAATCTACTATTGCCCACACCTCGGCAAAATTACTCCATGTCTCTGTTCCAAAACCAGTAGTACCAATAGCACGAGATACACTCTGTACTATTATTCTTTCTCTCAATCGTCCTATTTCTTCTTTCTTATTGTATCTCATTAGAATAATTGAACTCTATATTGATCTAAAAGATATTGAGAGGCAGTAGGCATCTTTCTAACGTAATCTTCTCTGTTGTCGTAAGTATCAGCAATCATCATCAACATTGCTTGTCTTATTTGCATTGGCACACCACTTGCCTCACTGCTAAATCCTGCCGTATAAGTTATAGTAACATCATTTATATTACCGTACAATGTTGGCCATGTTTTGCCAAATGCAAGGGATAGCCTGCATGGTTTTGAAAAATTATCTACAATATAATTACTACTATTGTATGTCTGTGTTGTATTTTGGCTGTCTGCGTACTGAAAATTAGAAACGGCAATAACTGGAGAAATACTTAAATAAATAATTGGATTTGAAAGCCTATCTAACTTTTCAGTAATAGTTTGAGTAATCAATGCCATGTTAAGGTAACTTTCAGCAACGTGACGAGCTCCAGTAATTAAAGTAGTAATCATTGTATCATCAGCAGATGTATCAACCTTTAAATAGTTTTTTACTTCAGACAATGTCCAAGGTTCTGTTACTGGTGCCGTTGTTACTTTCCAAGCCATCTTTATATTTTTAAGTAGGGATAGAGATTTCTCCCTATCCCTTTACTATCCCCTATTGATTACAGATTCTTTAGGTGCTTAATTGCAGCCGTATTAAGCAATTTGCCATCATAACGAGCATACATTAAGAAACCTATTTCCATCTCATCCATGAAACGCTCACGCAATGGCACAAGGACATTATTGGCAACAGCACGGATTATATATTTACTCCAATCTCCAAAGAAAATAATCTTCGCATCAGCAGCCTGTGCAGATGGTAAATCATTGTTCACAAAGAAATTGTAACCAAGCAATCTGTCTGGTGTACCTTCTCTAAGTGATGGTTGGAATAATGGATTATTTGCAGTATCAAAGTTTAACTTCCTAACCGCGCTCAAAATCTGGTCATGCATCATAAATGCAGCAGATGGTGAGTTACGGTAAGCAATGTCAACTGAATGAACAAGGTCAACCAAGTTAGCAGCAGTAAACGCGCCAGTAGTTGCAGATTCTACACCAGAAGGTGCAACATCTCTGAATCCTGTTGGCTTACCAGAACCATCACCAGTTGTAAATGCAGTGTTTAATGCTCTACCTAAACGCTCACCTAACATGATTGGTAATTCACTATTTAATAAACCAAACTCGTCATTTGCCCATTCAACAGATACCTTTACCAATGTGTTACAAACGTGAGCTGCAAAAGTCTCTCTTGTAAAGGTCATGTCTTGAACAGTTACCGCTCCACCTTCTGTGTGCCAGTTTGCAGATGTACCAGTATCATTTACCTTTGGCCAGTACAAAGTACCTGCTTGAGGAGTAGTAATAATACGGCTAACCTGTAACATTGGGCCGTAGTAAGCCATTGTTCTTTCCAACTCGTTTGAGAATTGGTAAGGAATAACATAACCGCCAGCCAAGCCAGTCTCGGCAGTTGTAATAGTAGCAGTACCACGCATTTCACGAAGCAAGTTACTTTCTTTGTTATTCAACTCTCTCTTAGCAATCGCCTTCATGAACGCAGAGTGATACTCTGGAGACTTTACAATCTCTCTTTTGTCAGTTGGCAATGCAGCAAGTGTGTCTTCAATAACACTAACTCCTCTTGACTCGGAGTTGATTTCATTCCATCTTTCTAAACGTGAAATTTGGTCTGTATAACTTTTAAAAGAACCATCTGCTTTATCCCATTGTGCGGATTCGTCAGCAGACATTAATCTACCTTCGGCTGCGGCTCTTTTTTGTAGGTCTTCCATTATTGCGTAATCGGAAGCCCGCTTTTCTCTTAATTCCTTTGCAGTCATTATTTTGTTTTTAAATTTAATAAGTGCAGGGCATTCCTGCGTAATTCGTTCTGTATATTAATTTCAGATTTTACTGATATGTCAATAACACTTTGTAATTCTTCATCTACCTTTCCTGCTATCTGCTCATAGCTGCGCTTGGCAACCATGGTATCTGGATTAGCCGGATAAGTAACTGGTGAAACATCATATACTTTCTTTATTCCTCTAATCAATCTCTTTGGTTTCATACCTTCCCTTTCTTGCCAATCCTCTGCCTCTACACTAAAAGCAAATGAAGATTGATAAACATCACCACGTTTAACCATCTCTAAAAGATCATTACCTAAAGTAGTGTTTGGTGCCTCAAATTCATATTCCATAGCATTACCCGTAACCTTTAATTTTAAGGTACCGGATTTAGTCCTTGCCAAAACCATGTTAGCATCATGATTAAACAATGCTACTACATCGCTCATGTCCGAGTTAGTAAATACATCTTGGCTCATCTCTTCATCATACCAACCCATGTCATAGGCAGAATTAAACACGGTAGCAGTGCCTACTATCGTACGAGATTCTGGCATAGCGCGAAACTCGTAATTTATACTTCTTTTTTCCATATATTTTAATCGTTAGTATCGTTACTATCGTCATCAATGTCTATTTCACTTTCACCTTTCTCATGTGTCATTCCTTCAGTGGATGGTTCTATTTTAATGTTAGAAGCTAAGGGTAATTCATAGGAATCTCCACCAGGATAAGGGTTCATATTTTCCTTAATCCTTATTTCATTTGGTGACATTGCTAAAACATTACGCATAGTTGTGTAGTAAGAAGATCTTGCTGCAACATCACCACGGAGTAAGCCATCAAGATTAAAACGTGTACTATACCTTTCTTTTTCTACCTCAAAAAATATCTTTCTATTAAATTCTGCCTCAATTATTTCACACAATGGCATAATGGTGTAATTAACAAACATTTGGCTTAATTGCTCCATGTTGCTAAATGTAGCTTTATCCATATCTTCCAACAAAACACCTGGCACACCAGTTATGCGAGCAATGTCTGATATAGTAGCTTTCTTTGTTTCATTGAATGCTGCATCATTAGGATTAAGTCCTACTTTCTGAAAGTCCATGCCTTCCTCTAAGATGGCAGTGCCTCCAGCATTTTGACTGCCTCCAAAAGCACGATTAAAAGAAGATTTTAATCTGTCGTATGCCTCATTTGTTAATTTGCCAGGATGCTTTAGCACTCCGTTTAAGTGTGCGCCATTCTTGTAAAAGTTAGCACCGTAATTTCTATTAGCCAAAGCCAAGCCGTAGTTATCTCTGTGAAGGTCCGGCATAACAAAACCATCAATACCATTCCATGAAAGGTTAGGTATATGTATGATGTTATCAGAACTATACTTCTTGTTATTCTTCTTATTCTTAAATAATAACTCTCCTCTCGTATTATAGTAGCTTTCCATTTGCGTAGGATCAAGTATCAAAAGACTTGTAATCCTTTGGCTATTTGCATTCCTGTTAATTGCAGCATAAAATACACCATGGCTCAAATAGTGAAGCACCATTGTTTTATAAAAAGTGTGAGCTGTGTAAAATTGTGAGGGCTCACGACTAACTATTTTAAAATTTGGATGTTCTTTAGCTATTCTTAAACTACCATCTTCTCCTTTTTCTATAATATCAAAAGGCAAAGAGGCAATAACACCTCCAAGTATTTGAGTGGCACGGTAAAATGCAGGAAGACCAATAATAGAATATTCATCTACCGCAACACCAGCAGCTGATCCTCTTTGAAACAATGCGCCTAATGTATCACCGTTAATTGGTGTACTTGGATTTTCTATACTGGCACGAGTATTAGAAAAAAAAGACCGCATGGAGTTAATTATTCCCATGCGGCAAATATAAACCAGAATAGTATGAAGTAACGGAGTTAAAGTAACAAGTTAAACAAAACGCATTACCATATAATTACTTTTTGCTTTTCGAAAACTTTCATAGGTTTTATATTTTTCATCAAGTCCAAAGGTGTCTCTTTCTTCCTCTAACCTTATCCATGCCTCTTGATGTGTACGACATTCTCCAGATAACTCGTAAAACCTATGAAAATATCCGGATGTTGAATTAATCTGTCTAACTTGTTCAGCATATTCATGCTTTGCCATTAATTTCTCCATAATTAAAAGGTTTTTATTTTAATTAGGTACATTTTATAACATTAACAATCCTCCTTCCCTTTCCTTTCCCTCATATATCGTTGGTCTATCACCTTGCATTATTTGAGCGTATGCCATAACCATTGCAACCGCTCCATCCACTTTCTCTGTGCTTTTTGCTTTATCTATCTTTATGTTGCCAGCAGGATCTAACCGCAAAATAACATTACTCATCATCCACTCTAATACTGGATTACCATCATGTGTAATTTCATGAGATAAAAACAACTTTTCTATTTCTTTAGTTGGTGCAGACATGGAAATAAAACCTTGGCCAAATGGCTTCATGGTTGCACCATCGTTTGTGAGCTGAATAACAAGCTGACTGGCATTCCATCTGTCAAAACAAATGCACTCTATTTTATATTTAGCCGTTATTTCAATGACTTTGTTTTTTATGTAATCGTAGTCAGTTACATTACCATCTGTCATAGTAAGATGCCCATCCTGTTGCCATTGCAGATATGGAACACCATCACTCAATGATCGCTCTCTAACATTATCCTCTGGGCAAAAGTAATAAGATTTTATATGAGGCTTAGATAATCCTTCTTGCACCGGAAAACAAAGTACAAGAGCGCAGATGTCACGCGTTGAGGCAAGGTCTAAGCCAGCAAAGCATTTCTTATTATACAGCGTAGCATCATCAATAAATAACCTGGTTGCATCAATGTAAGACTGCGAAATCCAAACGGAGGAGGTAGATGTCCATACGTTTAAATTCTTAGTCATAAATTGTATTTGCTTTGCTGCTCCTTCGTTCAATGCCTTTTGGTATTGATTTTCCATGTAGTCCATGTACGGAGTAACACCAAGGTTAGGATTGCTTTTTGTCCAATTATTTTTATCCTGCCAGTCATCGCCTTCATCAAGACAAAATAGTAACGGAAAAACAGACTCATCTATTTTTCTTTTTTCTAAAATGTCAACCATTACCTTCCTGTACATATAGCAAGGACTTTCACGGTTAAATCCAGCAGTAGTTGTTATTAAAAGTAATGGCTGTAACCTCGAACCCATGCCAGTCTCCATAACTTCCAATACATCGCTTGTTTTATGCGCGTGGTATTCGTCAATAATGGCACAATGTGGGTTTAAACCATCTAACGTATCAGCATCGGCACTAACCGATTCAAATTTAGTGTTTGTCGTAGGTACATTGCAGTTATACTTTAAAACATTAACTAACTTGTTAAATGTCTTTGAATCATTCTTTAAATTCTTTAAAAATACTTTTGCCGTATCAAATGCAATCCTTGCTTGATCCCTTGTCGTTGCAGCCGTGTACACCTCCGCTCCCGTTTCATTGTCCAACAGAAAACAATAGACTGCAATCGCAGCCGCTAACTCCGTTTTCCCATTCTTCCTTGCAATCTCAAGGTAAGCCTTTCGAAATCGTCTACCACCAGTCTTTTTCTGCCATCCAAACAATACTTTTATAAAAAACTCTTGGAAAGGTTGAATATTAAACCGCTGCCCAGCAAACTCGCCTTTGGTGTGTCGGAGTGCAGAAATAAAGGAGAAAGCCCTGGTTGCCTTCTCCTCTGAAAATATAAACTCCCAATCGTTATTTTTTAAATCAGCTAAATGCCTGTCAACTGCCAGCCTTGCATAGTTACCAATGTTTAAACGCCCAGAAACAACATCCTCAATAAATTTCATTTAGGTGTTTTAATCTCTATGGCAATAAATCTGAATAGGAAAATAAAACTAACAAATCCAACTGCCTCTAAGTAATCTATAAAATCAAACCAAAAGAATTTAACAAAAAGCCAATTCCATAAATAAAAAAAAGGAACAGCTAAACCTGTTATCATTATGCCGACAACGAAAAAAAATGTCAATGTTTCAGAAATGCTTTGTTTCATTAGTTCATTTTTAAAAGTTTAGCTATCTCATCGTCTTCATCTTCGTTACTATCTCTAAAGTAGTCCAATTTTAAACGGCTGCCAGGATCTAAGCCTAAACTCTTAGAGATCTCCAAAAACATATCCATAGATTGTTTAAATGCAGTCCATTCTGCACTAACTTGCCTTGCACCGTTTGGATGCACCATTACTGCGCCAGAAACTGCAAGAACCTCAGCATTGTAAAGCAAATGGCCAATCGCACGCGATGCAATGCTCAAAAAAATGTCATCAACGTCCTTGCTTGCCTTGTGGGCTTGGAGATGGTCTTTTAATTTCTCATAAATCTTAACCTCGTCCTCGTTCAGTTTCAGCAGCGACCTGCCGACTGGGCTACCGGAAAAGGATTTGATCCTGGATGGTATCAGAGTACCTTGAAGTTCTTTTGTTTTTAATGACTTTGCTCTCATTTGCTTTTGCTTTTGTATGTTTTGTTAAACCCCCCTTTTGGGCATTGAATTGATGTCTTCTTTTC